TCGGCTTTGTAGGGCAGACCGCATGTCCTCCGCTCCGTGCGCCCCGGTCGGCCTAACCAATTTGCTGGCCGCCGACCACGATCCGACGGTTTGGCAAAAACACTCTGTTCTGGTAGCCTATGACCCGTGCGTGGAGACGCCGGAGAAAACGCCAAGGAAGGCAAAAGTTGTCCCGTATGCGGCGGTTCTGTGCCGCCCTCCCTTGGCGTTAAGCCCAGGACGTATTGCTCTGCGGCCTGCTGCCGAGCTTCGTCGCGGTCGCCGAAGCCCGCGGTCGTGCCGTGCTCTGTCTGCGGCAAAGACGTACCGCAGGACGCAAGTAGTGTCGGCAGACGCCGGGAAGTCTGCTCCGATCAGTGCCGCAAGCTGCGAAAGACAAAGAAGCCGACGCATCACGGGACATGCCTGAGATGCGGTGAGGGCTTCGTTCGGTTTAAGAACTCAAAATACTGTAGCGACGAGTGCCGATACCCCAACCGCCCATGCGTTAAGCCTTGCCAGCAGTGCGGAAAAAGCTTCAAGCAGAGGCACTCTGGGAGCAAGTTTTGCAGCCAGAGCTGTGTCGCGCTGGCGAGGGCACCCGAGACGATCAAAAGAAACAAGAGCCGTGCTGCGCAGCGGCAGTGCCTCTGTTGCCAGAAGCCGTTCCGAAAACGAGGAACCGGGCGAAATGCCGGAAAATACTGCTCCAGGGAATGCGCATTTGAGGCGAGGCGGCTTCGCCTCCCATGCGCGAGACTGACAAGGCGGCCGGGGGCAACGCTTGACGAGCAGATCGCTGTGTGGTTCGGAACCTGGGGCAATGACGCAGGCGACCCGCTGAATGTCGGCGGCAACGCTGGCGGCCACAAGTTTCGATGCGTTAAGTACGGGTGCCACTACGAGTCGTTCTCGAAAACGTCGATCCTTCGCCGGGACAACTGGACGTGCCAGATATGCCAGTGCGAGCTGCTTCCGCGGTGGACAAAGATCGATGGCAGCGAGACTCCGCATCCCCGCAGCCCCACGATCGATCACATCGTGCCGCTGTCTTACGGTCCCGACGGCCCAGGCCACAGACCGAGTAACGTCCAGGCCGCCTGCTGGGCGTGCAACATAAAGAAATCCGACTCCTTTGCGGGGCCATTGCCTACTGTGCAATACTCGTAGGCATGGCAAGAGGCCCAGCACCAACGCCGAAGCACCTCCTCAAGCTGAGAGGCTCTGAGGAAGCCAACTACCGCGAGGAGCTTGGCACCCCCCTGCACTCTCTGCCGTCCGCCCCCGACTGGATGCGGCCGGCAGCCAGGGAGATGTTCAACCTTGTCTGCGGCTACACCCAGAGAATGGGCACCCTGGCCGAAAGCGATGTCGAGGTGATCTCGCGGTATTCGATCATCTGGGATCGCTGGCGAGAGGCGGAAATGCAGCTTGCCAAGATGGATTCCGGTTGGGTCGAGGTGACGGCCCCCGACGGCTCCCTCCGGTTCAGCCGACCGAACAAGTGGCAGTCGCAGAGTAACCACTGCCACGAGCAGTTGCGGCAGCTTGAGACTGTTCTCGGCCTAACGCCTGCCGACCGCACCCGCATGGGCTATCACGCCGAGAAGGTCGTGCTAGACCCGATGGACGCTCTTCTAGCCAAGCGTGGTTGATATCCGCGATTTCATCGGCCTGCTGAAGCACAGTCGCGGCGACTTTGCGGGGAAGCCTTTCGTCCTCGAGCGCTGGCAGGACGAATATCTCGACAAGCTCTTCAACACGAAGAAAGCCGACGGCCTGCGGCAGTATCGGACAAGCCTGCTCGCGTTGCCCCGCAAGAACGGTAAATCAGCCCTCTGCGCCGCCATCGGCATCTACATGATGTGCTGCGACGACGAGGGGGCAGAGGTGATCGTCGCGGCCGGCGACCGCGCGCAGGCTTCGCTCCTGCACACGGCTGCAAAGCAGTTCGTCGAGGGTTGTCCGTCACTGATGAAGAGATGCCGCATCTACAGAAATAGCATCGTCTTCCCTGAGAAGAACTCCACGATGCTGTGCATCAGCAGCGAAAGTGCCACGAAACACGGTTACAACCCAAGCTGCTGCCTCATTGACGAAATGCACGTCTTCCCCGACCGCGAGCTGATCGACGTTCTGGAGACCGGCATGGGTGCCAGAAGCCAGCCGCTGACCATCTACATCACGACGGCCGGCACCGACATGGACGGCCCGTGCTACAAGGACTGGCAGCGGGCACTCAAGATTCGCGACGGCGTCCTGAAGGACGACTCGTTCCTGCCCTGCATATACGCCGCCGATCCCGAGGACGACCCGTTCATCGAGGAGACTTGGAAGAAGGCCAACCCGAACTACGGAATCACGCTAAAACCCGACTATTTCAGGCAATTTTCGGAAAAAGCCAAGTCCTCACCCACCGACGAAGTCGTTTTCCGAACCCTCCACTTGAACCAGTGGCAAAAATCGGAAACGAAGTGGATCAGGCACGGTGCCTGGGATGCCAACAACGCTCCGCTCAGGCCGACGGCGGGGCGGCCGTGCTGGTGCGGCGTCGACCTCGCCAGCACCTTCGATACGACGGCGTTCGTGGCGGTCTGGCCGGACGCCGACGGCACCTACGACATCCACGCTCACTTCTTCATCCCAGAGGAGAACGCGATCAAGCGTGGTCGCGAGGACAGGGTGCCGTATCAAGCCTGGGCGAAGGACGGTTTTGTTACACTAACAGATGGCGACATAACGGATTACGACGTGGTCCGCGACTACATTCTCTCGTTTTGCGAGAAGAATGCGGTTCGGTCTATTGCGATTGACCGCTGGAACGCAGTGCATCTGACGACGCAGCTCACGGCGGAGGGAATCGACGTTAAGCCGTTTGGACAAGGTTTTGCGAGCATGTCAGCGCCGTCGAAGCTGCTCGAGACGCTGACAATCTCCAAGAAACTGCGTCACGGCGGCAACCCCGTCTTGGCGTGGCAGATGTCGAATGTGCAGGTGAAGGTAGACGACGCCGGGAATATCAAGCCGACCAAGAAGCACAGTCATTCCACGGCCCGCATCGACGGCGCGGTCTCACTGATCATGGCCCTGGGCATTGCCTCGAGCGAAACCCACGGCAATACCGACGAACCAAACCTCATGGTGCTGTAGCGTGGACAGAGTCGACGAGGAAGTCTCCGATCTGATCGAGCTTCGCGGTAATCTTTCCCGCATTTTCGAGGAGATTTCCAGCACCCGGCGAACTGCGTCGGGGGTCTCCGTCTCGCCGGAAACGGCCCTGGAATGCACGGCCGTTCTCGCCTGCGTCCGCGTGCTGTCCGAGTCGCTCGCCAGCCTTCCGTTCAACGTGTATCGGCGGCTTCCCGGCGGCGGCAAGGAGATCGCCGAGGAGCAGCACCTGCACGAGGTGATCGCCTACCAGCCGAACTCGTGGATGACGGGCTTTGAGTTCCGCGAGTTGATGCAAAGCTGGCTGCTCCTGTGGGGCAACGCCTACGCCTACATCAAGGGCGGCAAGAACGGCGCGGTGACTGAGTTGATCCCGCTGCATCCGTCGCGGATGGAGGTCAAGCGGCTGACCAACGGCAAGCTGAGGTACTACTACCGAGAGCCCGCGACGCTGATTCAGCCGACGCCCGACCCGACGGAGTATCGGCAGGACGAGATTTTTCATTTGCGATGGCTCTCGTCAGATGGGGTGACAGGATTTATCCCAACGAGCCTGTCCCGCGATGCGATCGGTCTGGCGAGAGCAACTGAGCTACACTCCGGCAGCTTCTTCGGGCACGGCGCGCAGGTCGGGACGTACATCGAAACCGATCAGCCGCACAAGCCAGAGGTGCTCGCCCGGTTCAAGGATCAGTGGAACGATGCCCACCAGGGGCCGGACAAGGCATACAAAACCGTCGTCATGCCGTTCGGCTTCCACCGGAAGCAGGTCGAGGTCAGAAACGACACGGCCCAACTGGTTGAGACCAGGCGCTTCCAGTTGGCCGAAGTGGCACGGTGCTATCGCGTGCCACAGTATTTGATTGGCGACTTGTCTGATGTCCGCCACAGCACCGTGGAGCAGCAGGCGATCGACTTCGTCACGTTCTCGCTCTTGCCCTGGTGCCGGCGGTGGGAGATGGCGTGCCGGCGAGACCTCGTGGTCGACGACAAGCAGTATTTCTGCCAGTTCGACCTGAACTCGCTGATGGCCGGCGACTACGCGGCGAGGTCGCAGTTCATTCGGGAGATGGCGAACCTCGGAGCCCTCGACATCGACGAGATTCGCGCTCAGATCGGCTACAACCCGCTCCCCGGCGGCGTCGGGAAGAAGCGGTTCATTCAGGTCAACATGCAGTTGCTGGAGGCGTTCACGCTTGAGAACCCGACCGGCCAGAAGCCGCAGAATCCCGCTCCCCAGGGCGGCGTTGACGGGCCGCCGGAACCGACGGTTGGCGATGCCCCCGACGCAGAAGACGCCCCCGACGCCCGCCAGATCGCAGGAGCCGAAGTCGTCTTCAAGACCTCTCTCCGGCGGCTCGCCGCCATCGAGGCTGACGGCGTCCTTGAGCGACGCAATAAGCCCGAGAAGCTTGCTGCGTGGCTTGATCAAATGACCGGCCGGATGCGGGAAGAGCTGCGCGAGTCCGCACAGGCTACCGGCAGAGACATCGACAAGTTTGTGGGAACGTGGATGACCCGCTCGCGAGAACTCCTGCTTGAGTGTCATCGCAGCGGCCAGAAGTACGAATCAGTCACCGAGGACTGGTGCGACAAGCACCTGACGACCGATGCCGCAAGCACCTGAAGGCGTGATTGACGCCCTCCAAGCCTCCGTTCGGCTGCATCTGCTGGCGATTGAGAACTACCAGTCGCAGGCGGAGCATCTCGACCGCTGGGGGTACGGCAAGCTGGCAGCCGGCTGCCGCGCTGACGCCGAGGAAGAGCGGGGCCACCTGCACGAGGTGCAGTCCCGGCTCGAATACTACGACGTTCAGCCGACCTACGACCACGACCAGCCCGATTGGCCCAGGCACGACTACGAGGGCATCCTCGCGGCGAATCTTTCGCTGGAAACGGCTGCGGCGGAGGCCGAGAGGGCCGGGGTGCTGGCGTGTCGGGCGGCCGGGGACGAGATATCGGCATCGGCCTTCGTCATGCTGCTTGAGGGCAGCGAAGAGGCGATCGCCAAAATCGAAGCAGTGCAGCGTGTGATCGAGCAGATCGGTCTGGATAACTACCTCGCGAATCAGGTGACGGCATGAGCAACGAGATTGAGCGGCGCACGACGGTTTCGGACGCGACGGTCGAGTACCGCGACATGGGGAACGGCGAGAAAAAGCCCGTGATTTCGGGCTATGCCGCCGTCTTTAACGCCGAAAGTCGCAACCTCGGCGGCTTCGTCGAGACGATTCACCCGAATGCGTTCGACGAAGTGCTCGCCGAGAACCCCGATGTCATCGGTGTGTTCAATCACGACCGCAATCTGCTCCTCGGCCGCACCGGAAACGGGTCGATGAAGCTCACGAAAGACCCGTATGGGCTTCGCTACGAGATCACGCCGAACGAAAACACCTCCATCGGCCGCGACGTGATCGAGTGGGTGAAGGACCGGACGGTTGTCGGGTCCAGTTTCGCCTTCGCGATCAAGCGAGATGGTGGCGATTCGTGGTCGACGGACAACCAGCGTGGCATTCGCAGGCGTGAAGTGAAAGCGATCGGCCTGCTCGAGGACGTTGGGCCTGTGGTTCGGCCTGCATATGACTCCTCCAGCGTGGTTGTGAGCCGCCGAGCCATCGAAATGGCCCTCGGCGAGTCGTTCAGGCCCATCCAGACGATGGCGAATGCGTCAAAACGAGGTCTGAAGCTGGCTCAGAGGCACGAAAACATCGATTCTCGCCTCCTGTGCATCGCCGAACGAGTCGCGAACCGCGAAATCGTCAGTGTCGAGGAGGTTTCGTACCTTTCCGGCGTCTACGAGCGGTGTTTGGCGGCGAAAGTGACGGGTTGGTCGGGCTCGCCGGCCTGGATCGAGTGGCAATTGGCCGGCGGCGACGCTGGCGAGAAGTGGGTGGATCGGCGTGCTGCCTCATCGTCCGATGAGACAGCCCCGTCTGTGGACATCCCGGCTGAAACCGCCCCTGTTTCCGAGGAAAGAGCCGCCTCCGACGTGAATCTGACCCCGACGGCGGGCATGGCCGCCGCCGCGAAGCGCGGTCTGGCCCTGCACGAGGCTGGTCGGTCGGGCGACGGCCTCAAGCCGGAGACGGTGGCCCGTGCCGGCAAGATCGCGGCTCGCGAGGAGCTGACGCCTGAGCACGTTCGCGAGATGCGGGCGTGGTTCCGCCGCCACAAGGTCGACAAGAAGGCCGGCTGGTCGAACAAGGGCGAGGAAACCCCTGGCTACACCGCCTGGATGCTCTGGGGCGGTGACCCGGCGTGGCGGTGGAGTGAGGCCAAGGTCGCGCAGATGGAACGCGAGAGCGGCAAGCGAGACATCGGCGAAGACGGCGAGGCCATTGAGGAAGAGTACGGCAGCGTCCTGTCGGCTGCGAACCTCACCCTGGCCGAGTCGTATGAGGGCATTGCCGAGGAGTACGGCCCCTGGAGCCAGAACGACGCTCACTACATGACCGACAATCCGTTCGCCAGGGATGGCGTGAAGTGCAGCAACTGCGTCTTCTTCGAGGGCGAAGAGGGCCGGTGCTACATCGTTCAAGGTGCCATCGCGGCCGACGCCGTGTGCAAGCTGTGGATCATTCCCGAGGAGCGTATGAGCCAAGAAGAAAAGAAGCCGGAGCCTGCTCCGGTTGAGGAAAAGCCCGCCGAGGACATGCGTGCGGAGCAGGAAAGCGTCGATATCGCTGTGAAGCTCGCGAACCTGAAGGCGACAATCCTTCGGACTCAGTTGCACGGCGCACGTCAGGGTCAGTAGTCTACAGGTAGAGACATTGCTTCACGACGGATGTCGTGAGGGGCAGTGCGAGCGACTTGAGGATTCAAGCACGCGGCGCGCTAGCGGGATCACCCGCCGGCCGCCGCATTGTGCGATTGGCCGGCTCAAACCAAGGAGCAGGCCAACATGGCGTCGAATCTCAAGCGTCTTCAGGAACGTGCCGCGGCTGTCGCCGCTCGGATGACCGAACTGTCCGGTATCGAGGATCGCTCGGCCGAGCAGACCAAGGAACTCATCTCGCTCGGCACTCAGGCCGACGACCTGAAGACCTCCCTGGACTTCGAGGAGCGGATCGCCGCGAAGGAAGCCGAACTGCGGGCCGTGGTCGAGAAGGCCGCCCCTGCCCCGGCTCCCGTGGCCGAAGTCGCCGCGAAGGTCGAGGAGAAGAAGGTCGAGATTCGTTCGATCCAGCCTCATCACACCAGCCTGCGTGCATTCAACGACGGCCCCGAGGCTGTCGAGAGTGCCTACCGCTGCGGCCGGTGGCTCCGGGCTCACATCTTCAAGAACGCCGAAGACCTCCGGTGGTGCAAGGATCACGGCGTCGAGAACCGCGCGATGGGCGAGAACAGCAACGCTTCTGGCGGTGCCCTTGTCCCAGAGGAGTTCGCTTCTCGCGTGATCCGGTTAGTAGAAAATTTCGGAACCTTCGCAGCGAGCAACGTCGAGAAGGTGACGATGACCCGCGACACGATGATCATCCCGAAGCGTGTCACGGGCACCACGGCCTACTTCGTCGGCGAAGGCACCGCGGTGAGCGAGAGCGAGCCGACCTACTCGAACGTGCAGCTCATTGCCAAGAAATTGGCCGTGGGAACCCGCATGTCGAGCGAGGTGGTGGAAGACGCTCTCGTGTCGATCGCTGATGCCGTGGCAACTGAGTTCGCGACGAGCTTGGCCTACAAGACCGACTTGGTCGGCTGGCTCGGCGCGGGCGACTCGGCTTCGGGCGGAATCTACGGCGTGGTGCCGAAGGTCAATGACGGCACGCACAACGCGGGCGTCGTGACTGCCGGTGCCGGTGCCACGGGCTTCGAGACCCTGACCGTGACCGACTTCATCAAGGTCATCGGCAAGATGCCGCTCTACGCCCGCCAGGGTGCAGCGTGGTACATCTCGCCGGCCGGCTTTGCTGCCTCGATGGCCCGCCTCCGCTACGCGGCTGGTGGCAACACCGTCGAGCAGGTTGGCGGCGGCGTGACCGAGCAGTTCCTCGGATTCCCCGTGAACTACGTTCACGTCCTCGACGGCACGCTCGGTGCCGATCCGGGCAAGGTCAAGGTTCTCTTCGCGAACCTGGGTCTCTCCAGCATCTACGCTCGTCGCCGCGACTTCGCAGTGCGGATGTACGACCAAGTCTACGCCACGACCGATCAGCTCCTGCTCCAGGGCACGATGCGGTTCGACGTGGTTCATCACTCGCTCGGCGACAACACGACCGCCGGCCCCGTGGTTGCTCTCAAGTCCGCGGCGTCGTGAGCCTGACAAACACCCTCTAGAAGGAGAACCCCAGAACCATGATCCATTCTCAGAACGATAAGGTTGTCGGCTCCGTCCCCGCGGCCGTCGGCACCAGCGCAGTGACCCTGACGATCGACACCCTCGGCTACGACCACGCGAGCGTGGACGTGCTGCGGGCGAGCAACGCCTCGACGGTGTTCGCCAGCGTGCTGAAGGTCGAAGAGTCGGATGACAACTCGTCCTACTCGAACGTGTCGGGCCTCGTCGGCGGCACCGACTTCACGATTCCGGCTGTGTCCGACACCGCGTCGGCCGCCATCGTGAAGCTCGATATCGACACCAAGGCGAAGAAGCGTTACCTCAAGGTCACGGCGACCCCCGCGGTCAGCGTGAACACCGTGGTGTCGGCTCGTCTGTCGCGTGGCGAAGAGGCTCCGGTGACGGCGGCTGACGCTGGCGTCATCGGCTGGGTCAAGGGCTGATTCCCGAACTGCGGGACGGCCATGATGGCCGACAAAGGCGCATGGATGCGCGCCCGCTCCACACACGGAGCGATCCATGCTGATCAGAGTCGGTAACGTCGAAGCGGAAATCAAAGTCGCGGCGGTGATGAGCACCCCGCGGCTTGGATTTACCGACAATTTCTTCTGTGTCTCGTCGGCACTGGCCCCGCATGGCATCAGTCCCATCAAGGTGACGGGTGCCTTCTGGGGCCAGTGCCTTCAGCGAGCGATGGAGCAGGTCGTCGACACGCACGACGTGATCCTGACCATCGACTACGACACGGTCTTCAGTGCGAAGACGGTCGAGGCGCTCCTTGCACTGCTCCTGCACTCTGGCTACGACGCCATCGCTCCGCTTCAGACGAAGCGGGAGGCGAACGCGGTGATGTTCGCCCTGGCCGGCAGTGACGTTGACCAGAAGACGACGGTGGACGGCGACTTCTTCAACAAGGTCGTGCAGCCCGTGGAGACGGCCCACTTCGGCCTGACATTCCTGCGGACCTCGGGCCTCAAGAAGATGAAGAAGCCCTGGTTCCTCGCCAAGGCGAACGACCAGGGAGAGTGGACGGGGGGCCATACCGACGAGGACATCTCGTTCTGGAAGTCGTGGGCCGCCTGCGGCAACAAGCTGGGCCTCGCCACGCATGTCAGCGTCGGCCACGCCGAACTGATGGTCACATGGCCCTCGAGGACGGCCGACGGCGGCAAGGTGCAGCAGCACACGACGGAATACTGGACGAACGGCCAGAAGGCACCGGAAAGCGCCTGGGGGCACGTTCATTGAAAATCCGCGTGCTCCAGAATTTTGACTGCTACGAGAAGGGGCAGGTCTTCGAGGACTGGGCGGCCGGGATGTGCGACATCCTCATCCGCCGCGGGCTGATCGAAGAGGTCGAGACCGCCGAGGCTGTCCCCGAGGCCGTCGAGCGTGCGGAAGTGGCCGTCAAGCACACACCGAAGAAGAGGCGATAAATGGATCAGATTGTCTTCGGCACGCCGCAGAGGCCGACGGCGACGATTACGCCGTTTCGCAGCCTGCGACGCATTACGAACCCGGCCGTGGAGCCGGTCAGCCTGTCGACGGCGAAGCAGCATTGCCGGGTGGATACCGATGTGGATGACCTCTACATCCAGGGTCTCATCGCCGTGGCGAGGCAGTATGTCGAGGATGTTCTTGACATCACGATCTGCACGACCGTGTGGGAGGCCAAGTACGACCTGTTTCCTGTCTGGGCGATCATCCTGCCCCGCCTGCCGCTTCTGGACAGGTCGATCACGGTGACCTATCGCAACGGCGACGGCACCTACGGCACGCTCTTGAGCGCGAACGGCGACTTTCAGGTCGACGCCAGCGTCCTGCCTGGGCGGATTTACCCGCAGTGGGCCAGAGCTTGGCCCGCGACCCGCGGCGACGAAAATTCAGTCACGGTGCGGTATTCGGCGGGCTACGGCGACGACGGGCAGAGCGCGCCGCCCGTGGTCAAGCACTTGATTTGCCTGCTCGTGGCCCACTGGTTCGACACGAGGCAGCCGGCGGTCACGGGGGCACCCGTTTCTGTGCCGCAGACGTTCGATACGCTCCTGGCCGCGGCCAGCATGGGGGTTTACCGATGACCGTCAAGGCCCGCATCGACATCGACGCCGTCTACCACGACTCGAGTGACACTTCGCTCACGATCGGCTCGCTGTCCGAGCACATTTCCCCGTCGCTGACGAGCGCTCAGACGATCAACGGCAGCGTCGGCACAGCCGCCGTTCAGATCGTCGGGGCGACGCCGCTCTCGACGCTGGTGGTCAAGAACACGGGCACGAGCGTCCTGCGGCTGGCTGGCAGCTTCAACGTGGCCGCCGGCCGCGTGGCCGTGCTGCCAGTTACAACGACGATCACAGTCTCTGCGCCGTCCGGCACGGGTTCGTACACCGCCCTCTGGATGGGGTGACCATGATCAATTCGGGCACGATGCGCGAGCGGGTCACGATCCAGAAGCCCGTGGAGCAGCAGAGTTCCTTCGGCGAGACGACGCTGACCTGGGTGGACGAGGCCACAGTCTACGCCAGCATCATGGGCGTTAGGGCCAGCGACTACTTCGCCGCCCAGCAGGCCGGCGCGATCGTGACGCACCGCGTTCGGATCAGGTTCTTCCCCGGCCTAAATCACCAGCACCGGCTTCTCTGGAGGGGCCGTGTGATGGAGATTTCTAGCGTCCTTGAGCGAGAGACCCGCTCGATCCATGAGATACTGGCGAGGGAGGACGCGACATGATTACGCAGGGCTACGGGACTCCGAGATCGATTGGCGGCAGCACCGGCAAGTCGCTGGCCGAGGGGTTCGTGTCGGTCAGGATGGAGGGTGTCCGTGAATTGGCCGAGAGGCTCCAGAAGCTCGCCGCAGAGGTGGGCGAGCCAAAGGCGCTCGAGCAGGCCGTCAGAAAGGCCAGCAGCCACATAAAGCGAAGCTATCAGTCGAAGGTCGGCAACGTCACCGGCAACCTCGCGAGATCGACAAGGATCGAAACCAAAGTCTACGATGCGGCAACTGTGGCGATTGTGGGACCGTACCAGTCTGGAACGGGCCGCAGCACTGACAAGCAGGCTTCGGGCAACCACGCTTGGCTGAAGGAGTTCGGGTCCGGCCCGCGCAGGCCGGGGACCAAGGGCCGCCGCACCTACGTCAACGTCCACCAGATGATCAACGGCAAGATGCGACGCCACTCGTCGGCGAATGACCAGCAGTTCGCCAATATGTCGAGGGGCTACTACTTTTTGATGGGCAGCCGCGACGAAGAGACGCGGCAGGCCCGCCAAGGCATCGGCTACCCCCACGATTTCGGCTACTCCAACGGCAGGCAGCATCCGATCACCCTCCACCCAGGCGACACCTACGCTCCGATGCCAGCCAGCCACGCGATGGAGCGGTCCATCGCCGAAACCAAGGACGCTGTACTGAATACGCTCAAGGCAGCAATCCAGAACTCGCTTGACAGGCTCAGTAAGTGATCATCTCCCCAGAAAAACACGTTTTCCAGAGGCTCATCACCTCGCCGGAGGTGGCGAGGCTGGTCGGTTTTCAGGTCTACCCGATCGCGGTGCCGAAAAACGCCGTCCTGCCGTTCTGCATCTACAAGCGGAATAACATCACCCGCGAGGCCCATCTCGCAGGCCCGATGTACCAGCCGATCGTGCATCTCCAGATCGCCTCCTGGGCACTCTACTACGACGTTGCCCGCGAGCTTGCCGACGAGGTGCGTCTCGCTTTGGATGGACGCACTGGCACCCTCGCGGGCGTTACAATAAGTGATATACGGCTCGTGTCGGAGACAGATGACTATCTGGACCCGGCAGCCGTGGGAGCCCAGCTCCCGCCCGCATACGAGGTTCGACAACTGTTTCAGATTCGGTGGTCCGAAGCTACCGAATAAGACTTTAGCGCAAGGAGGCGCACTATGGCCGGTGTTGCTGCGATGGGCGTGACGATGACCTACAGCGGTCAGACGCTGGTGATTACGAGCTTCAATGTCAACGACCAGATCGACAACGCCGATGGTTCGCATCTCGGCATCCCCCCTGGCGGGCGTCGGGAGTACGTCCCCACGTTCGTGCAGCGGGAAATCTCCTGCGACTACATCGCCACGACCGTCATCACGATTCAGTCCGCGGCGATCAGCATCGCCGGCCCGGTTAGCTTCACCGGCAACGCCACCCTCACGGCGTCGACCGTGGGCGGCACCGTCGGCGATCTCATCAAGGGCAACGCGACTTGGCGGGTCGCCTAACGCCCTGGAGGTGACCCGACATGGCCGGGGCCACCGCACACGGCGCGACCTTTTCGTTCCTGAACTTCAGCGGGTCGCTGGTCGGCATCTCTGTGGAGATGCCGACTGCGGAGGTCGTCAACATGACCTCTGCCAACGACGTGCTGGGCAGCATGGTTGCGGTGCCGACCGGGGAGTGGTCCGGCGGCACCATAACCGTCGACTTCCTGACATCGAATGTCGACCCGCAGTTGCTCGTCAGGAGGGTCGGCCAGCTCACGTTCTCGTCGAGGGGCTACAGCATCAGCCGGCGAGTGGTCTGCGAGTCCGCGTCTGTAGGCGCGCAGGCGGGCGAGCTGGTGCGAGGCTCGCTCAAGTTCTTGATGACTGATTACCAAGCAGCATAGCCGGCAAGGATGCCGCGCCACACCGTTACTGGGAGCAGAGCAGACATGGCACTTGATCGAAAGAGCATCCTGGCCGCCGACGACGTTCGCAAGGAGAAGGTCGCCGTCCCCGAGTGGAAGGGCGACGTGTATCTCCGTGTGCTCACTGGCACCGACCGCGACAGGTTCGAGGAGAGCTACGCCGACCAGAAGATGAAGGCGTTTCGCATTCGCTTCCTCCTGCTCGCTCTGTGCGACGAGGATGGAGAGCGGCTCTTCAGTGACGACGAGGCCGACATTCTCGGCAAGAAGTCTTCGGTTGTGATCAACCGTCTCTTCGAGGCCGGCTGGAAGCTGAATGCCTTCACGCAGGAGGCAGTGGATGCCCTGGGGGAAGATTCCGAAACCGCCCAGAGCGGAGGTTCTACTTCCGCCTAGCGGCGACGCTGGGGATGAGCGTCAAGCGTCTGTTGCAGGAGGTTGACAGCGCGGAGATCGCCGAATGGTACGCATTTGATCAGAGGTGGCCGCTGCCTGACCCGTGGGGGCAAACGGCCAGACTGTGCAGGGTGATCATGGCCTCGTCTGGGAACTACAAGAAGCATGACCTCCCAGACGAGGCTGCGTTCATCCCGAGCGTGATCAAGCCGGAGCAGACGAACGATCAGATCATGGCCGAGCTGATGAAGTTGAACACGCCAATTCAGGGATGAATCGATGGCAAACGGCTACCTCGGCAAGATCAGTGCAGTTGTCTCGGCGAGCACGGGAGACTTCGACAGCAAGCTGGCGAAGTCTGCGAAAGAAGTCGCCAACTTCGCCAGCCGGGTGCAGGGCAACCTGACATCGGCGTCCACTCAGGCTGCTAGGGCTCTGGAGGGTATCTACACGCCCCTCCAGAAAGTCGAGCGGTCTCTGCGGGCCGCCGAGTCGATGAAGCTATCGTTCAAGGGCTTCAAGGGTCTCATCGGAGACGTGGACGCCCTTCAGCGGCGGCTGCAAGGTCTCAACGAGCGACAGATCGACATCGTCCTGAAGACGAGCGGAATGAAGAGCATCACGGAATTCCGCGATGCCATCAACGGCCTTACGTCGAAGGACGTGGAGATCATCACCCGCGTCGGCGGCCTGGAGAAGATCAACGAGCTTCGTGAGCAGATCAGGTCGTCGCCCGCTGTTATGAAGGTGGCGGCGGATGTCGAATCGGCCAAAGATCGGATTCAGGCGCTGAAGCAGGAGATCAAGTCCGCGGCCGACAGCGGTGGCAAGGTTACCGTCCCCGTCGATGACGCCGCGGTGCAGAAGCTCGAGGGGCGGCTTGCCAAGGCTACGGCGGCCTTGAAGAGGTTGCAGGATCAGGCCGCAGCCGGCGGCGGCGGTTCGCGCGAACTCGACGCGATCAACGAACAACTTGATGCGCTGAACAGCAAGCGGGCATCCCTTGAGGCGAAGGCCATTCGCGTTCGCGGTGATGAACGAGAGCTTCAAAAGGTCCGCGCGGTGATCGACGGCATCTCGGAGGAGATCGATTCGCTTGAAAAGAAGCAGGCCAGGGTCGCCAAGATCAGTGTATCGACAGACGAGTTCAAGGCACAGATCGCCGAGGCGCAGGACAGGGTCGACAGGCTGACGGCCGCTCTGGAGAAGGCCAAGGCCAGCGGGCGCGTCGTCGACATCAAGGCGAAGTACGACGAGCTGACAGAGGCAGAAAGCACGCTCGGCAAGCTGAATCGCCAACTTGGCAAAAAGGTCACCGCTGAGTTCGGCGTGAACGTCGACATTCAGACGCTTGACGATGTCGCCAAGAAGGCCGAGGCCGCGGGGGCGGTACTCGGCAAACTGCCTCGCGTCATGGAAGAGCTTGGCCGCTCTGACCTGACGGCCGCGACGACGAAGATGCGGCAGATGGTGTCTCAGTCGGAGGAGCTGTCAAAGCCTATCGCGGCAGCCACGCAGCAGTTCGGTACGCTGACCAGAGAGGTTCAGGCTGGTTTCCTGCCTGCGCTCTCAAGCGTGCAAAACGATCTTGAGTCGCTGGCAAGACTGATCGATGACGGCGTCGCTCCCGCCAAGGCAATTGAGGCCACGTTCGTCGGCATAAAGCAGGATGTCGATCAGGTCGTGGCGTCGGTCTCGCGATTGGCCGAGGCGTCGGCGAAGGTCGGGAAGATCAAGACCGGCAGGGAGCTTTTCTTTGACCAGCCCGGGCTGTCCGAGTCTTTGGACCGCGGAGCGGCTATCGGCGACAAAGCAGCGGCGCTGCCGGCCTCGGCGATTCAGGCAAACCCGAGGATTGTCGAGTCGCTCGTGGAGGTCAACAGGCTTTCGCAGGAGGCCACGGTTCGGTACGCGAAGCTGCAAGCAGTGATTGCTGATAGCCTCCCGACGGGGCCAGCGCAACTGTCGCTTGATCTTGTTATCAAGAAGCTCGGCGAGGCTCAGGAGGTCGCGGAAAAAGAAATCAGGGTCACCATTGACACCGCCGAGGCGCAGAGAAAGGCTGACGAGATCACGGCGAAGATCACGTCAATGCGCGAGCGCGCCGCCTTCGTCATCACCGGCCGTCCGCAGAACATGGAGCAGGCAGACGGCCGCCGAGGGCAGCTAGAAGGCGACATCGTCGGCCTAGACCGCGCACAGCGTCAGAACTACAAGCCGCTCCTAGAAGACGCGGCAATGGCGCGACAATTGGGCGACTTGGACAAGTACAACGACGTTCTTGACCAGATCGCATTCAAGGTCGCCCAGGACAAGAAGTTCAACCTCACTACCGCAGACGCCAAGAAGAAGACGGATGACCTGAAGGCCAGCATCGACGCCCTCAAGGAGTCCGCCGCGTTCCAGTTCACGGGACTGCCGCAGAACAGGGCGCAGGCCGAGGGCGAGCTGCGTAGCACCATCGCCAGAGCCGGCAGCCTCGACCCCGCCGCCTTGGCGAGGGTGACGACCGCCAAGGACGCGGCCATCGCGGGGCTTGGTAACGCGGACTTCGGCGCGCCGCTGATCAAGGTGTTCGTCGATCTCGTCGACAAGGAGTTGCAGGCGAAGAAGGCGGCAGATGACCTCAAGGCTGCGATGGCGGCCATCGGAGACGGCGCGAATCCGAGCCAGCCCATCGATATCCTCAAGAAAAACCTTGCCGAGGCCAAGGCGGCGGTCGCGAAACTTGACGGCCCGATGAAAGCCATCGGCGAGAAGAACATCGCCAAGATCGAGACGTTCGTCGGCGCGAATGCTGGCAACGAGGCGGCTGCGAGGCTTGCCGGCCAGCGTGCGGGCCAGTTGCGGGACGCAGCGATCGCGGCGGCACCGCCGCCGAAACCGCCGAAACCGCCAGTGGACGTTCTTGGAGCAGACTTCGGCACAGCCGCTCGTGGATACGCCAACCTCCAAGCTAATGTCGTATCGCTCCAGACCAGCCTTGAAAAGCTGCCGACGCCGTTGCAGGCTCAGTTGATTCCGGCGATCAACAAGGTTCGAGACGCATTTAAGGGGCTTGGCCCATCGTCAACTGCGGCGGAGATCGATGCAGTCGCAAAGAAGGTCGCTGGCCTTGAGCGGGCGCTGACCAGAACGCAGCAGGCCGCCAAGCTCGGCGGCACGCTTGGAGACGCGCTGAACACCGCGGCGTTCACTCGCACAGAAAAGCAGATCGGATTCATCAGGGCCAAGCTGCTGGACATCGGGGCGGCGGCTAGCGGCCCCGTCGCCGACGCCTTCAACAAGTACGCAGCTTTCGTCGAGAGCGCTGCCAGGAAGGGTACCATTGGTCTCGCCTCCACGAAGGAGCAGGCCGACCAGCTCGCAGAGAAGATTGGAGAGGCTGCCCTTGCCGCTGGCTTGTTCAAGAGCAAGGCAGAAGCTGCTTCATTCGTCAAGGGCATCGGCGACGTTGGTCGAGCCGGCGCTGACAAGTTTGCCCTCGGTCTTAACCAAGCCATATTCGCCGTAGACGACTTCATGTCTTCTACCGGCGGCCTTGAATTCAAGCTTCGCGCCGTCAGCAACAACATCACCCAGCTTGGTTTTATAGTCGGCGGAACGACGGGCCTGTTCGTCGGCCTGGGTGCCGTGATCGCGGGGCAGGCGGCCGTCGGGCTCATTAAGTGGGCGAACAATGGCCGGTCGGCGGAAGACCAGACGAAGGCGCTCAACGAAGCCCTGGCACGACAAAAGAGCCTTGTCGAGGATTTGGCGCAGGCGTTCAGGTCGCTTGGCGACGCGATGTCGCGCGGCACCTTCTCTGCCGGCGGCGAGCAGGCCGCAGAGTTCTCGAGGCAGATGGAGGACATTCGGAAGAAGCAGAACGAGGCGATCCGAAATAACGTAGCCGACTTCGATCCCGAAGTGATCAAGGAGCGGGCCGAGCAGCGGAAGCTCCAAGATGATATCGAAAAGAGCACAGACGTTGGCGAGATCGTCGGGCTTCAGAGGCAACTGGAGGACTCCAGGCGACGCGAGCGGGACGCCGCCGACCGCGCCGTCTCCGCGCCGCCGCCAGACTTTGGTCAGATTCAGAAAAGGTTGCGGGAGTCTCTGGAAGCACAGGCCGTGGCCGCCGCGAGAGACGAGGGAGCGAGTAATCCCGACGACCCATTTGCTCCCGCTCGAGCAGCCGCGCCGTTCATGGAACGGGCTGCGTCCGTTCCGTTGGCGGGGAGCGTCAGCGAGGCGAGGGAGCAGGTTGATGCTCGCATCAAGGAACTGTCGACGCAGATCGAAGGCGGGCTTTTGACATCAAACGAGGCGGCAACGGCAAAAAAGGAGATCGCAGAACTCCGTCTTGTCCTCGGCTCCCTGAGCGCTCCGCTCCTCAGGGAAATCAATAGGACTGCTAACGAAATCGCCGAGTCCTCCCGCGGCCCCGCGGCCCAGATTCGCCAAGCCCAAGAGGACGTTGCGGAGGCGATTCGCAGGGGCGTGCCGAATGCCGCAGCGTTCCAGCGTGAGCTTGATGCGAATGCCAAGAAGCTGAAAGAAGCCTATGTATCGCTCGAGGAAGCCCAGAAGGAAACCGACCCTGACAAGAAGCGGGCCAAGGTAGACGAGGCCAAGGCGAATATCGACCAAGTCGAGGCAGAGGGGGCTGGCATTCGCCTCCGCTCTCGCGAAACGCGGCTCGGCCGCACGTTTGGCGGCGAGCGGACGACGGCCGCATTGGCGTCGATTCAAGGAAACGAGCGGTTTGCAGGCGACGAATATAGCATTAGAACGACCGCGTACATTGAGGCCGCAATCGACCGAGAGATTGAGGCTCGCGGGCAGCTCGAGGTTGCGACGGCAAAGGGGTCTGACGCAGAAATCAAGGCCGCAGAGGCAGAGCTTGAGGCCGCCCAGAGCGCCTCGGAGGCCGCTGCGGCATTCGCCGAAGCAGCCGTCGCCGTCGAGGCCGCGCTGACCCGCATTCGCAAGGTCGGCGAGTCTGCGGTGCAGCGATCCGAGCAAGGGGCAGACGCCGCACAGAAGGCGTTTGAAGAGAACCCCCTGCGGGCTGGCAGCGGCCAGTCTCGCGACGATGCGGAGCGAAGGTTAATCGACGACCGCGCTCGCGTGGCGCAGGCTCAGGTGGATTTGGACATTCGGCGAGGCGTGGTGCAGAACGACCCGCGAATGCAGGGCATCAACAAAGAGTTTGAAGCCATTACGCAGCGGCGGGCAGACCTTGAGGCCAAAGCAAGGATTGGGTCTCTTGATCCGGCTGAACAGAATGAGCTTGACGCAGCCAGGAAGCGCGAGATTGAGCTTATGCGCCAACGCGAGCACCTCGCCCGCAACCTCACAGAGGCAGAGAGAAAGCAGCTTGACGCCATTAACAACGGCATCGCTGCCCGCGAGAAGGAGCTTGAAAAGAGCCGGCAGCGGGCCGCCGAAGACCCGACCTTCAAGAGGCGAATGGACGCCGCGAACCAGATCATCGCCGACAGCGAGCGTCAGGCGAATGAGGCCCAGGAGAGGTACATCAACAACCCGACCGAGCAGAATCGCACAGATCGTAACGCGGCCGACGCGCAACTTCGTGCTGACCGCGAGCTAGCCCAGAAGCTGCAAGACGATCTGGACAACAAACGAAAGGAAATAGAGCAAGACCCGCTGTTCGCAGCCAACAACAGGTTGATCGCGGCGAATGACGAGAGACTCGCGGCGCTTGCCGAAAAAGAGGCGAGCGTTGGGCTGACGCAGAGAGAGAAGGACGAGCGGATTGCGAGGCAAAAGGACAGCCGCAGAATGCTCGCCGAAAGAGACTTGATGATTGCCGACGGCACTCGCGATGAGCAGAAGGCCATCGACATCGAGCGGATGATCCAGAACGACCGAGACCGCGCCCTGCGAGGCCGCGATCTCGGCATGACTGACCGCGAGCGTTTTCGCAAAGAATTCACCGAGGGGGCGGGTGCGGACATTAACGCCAATGCCCTCGATATGCTGCTCAAGGGCGAGAACCCGCAAGCCTTCCTCCGCCAAGCCATCCAGAACCAGATGGAGCAGGTCGCCCCGATGCTCCAGCAGTTTCAAGAGGAGCGGCAGAACGCCCTGCTCCAAGGCCCGTCCCGCGCCGCCCTCAACGTCTCCGACGTGTCGACGAGCCAGGGCCAGAGCGAACTCAACAGGCTTCTCCGAGGCGACGACTCGGCGAAGGATGTGAATCTCGCGGAGCTGCGGAAGCAGACGGACAAGCTGGACGAGGTCGTTAGGGCGATCAAAGAAGGTAACCCAGGAGTCCTGCTGTAATGCCGAAGCTCGTATCAGAACTCGCGCAGGGCAAATCCTTCAGCCGCAGTGCCGATGGCGGGCAGCTTGCCGATCAGGCAACGCGGACGTGGAAAATCCTGCTCAACTCACCAAACGAGTCGTTCAACATTGCGGAAGCAATCGGCGTCAACATCGGCGACGCCCTTGGCTCCGAGAACTCCATCCCTTGCGTCAGCCTGGACGTGAAGGCGGATGGCGAGAGCCGGCTGGTCCGCATCGTCACGGCCCAGTACCGCAGCAACCCGAGCGTCGGTGGCACCGACCCTGGGCTTCAGGAGCCAACCGTCCGGCCGGCGATGTATTCGATGACTACGTCCCTGACGGAGATCGCCGCGTGGGGCGGTGCTCCGGTGACGGGCGGCGCGTCGGGGGCGTGGGTGCCGGCCGCCAATCCCGTTGGAGACCTCGTCGATGGCGTGACTCGCCTCGAGCCGGTCGTGAACATCAACATCGACCAGTATTCGGCGAGCGACATGAGCCAGTTGCTTGCTTATTGCGGGTATGTGAACAACGACCAGTTCACGTTCAGCAACCTCTCCATCGGCGTCCATTGCTGCATGTTGCAGAGCATCTCGTCGAACGCTGTTGTCGAGCAGTTCGGCAACACGACGTTTAGGGGGTTCAAGGTGACGTTCGGGTTTGCCGTCAGGGCGCACTGGACACTCACCCGCCACGGCTTCCAGGCAATCGGCTGGGATATGGCCGTCCCGCAGACGGGGTTTAACATCTACAACAGCGGCCTTTCCCGCGGAGACGTAGACCAGAGATCGCTTTCGCTTGAGCACAGGGAAGGCAAGGTATGGCTGGTCGGCGGGTCATTCCCAGTGCTCGCCATTGGCACTGAGCAGCAGAAGGCGAGGGCAATGGTCACGGTCCCCGCAGGCGACGGCGGCTACGTTCAACGCCCCGCCGCACAGCCCGTGGCGCTGAACGACGACGGCACGCCAAGGTCGCCGTCTGCGAACCCAAGGGTACTGATCAACCGCATCTGCATCCAGCCAGAAATGGCGTTTGGCAGCAATTTCTCGAACTTCGGAATACGCTGGTTTACCTGATGGCAGACGGCAAATACCTTATCGGCGAGAGTCTCCGCGAGAAGCTGAAAAGCACGATCGCGAAAGTGGACTCCATACCGTTCGGCGGGCCGGTGAGCCGCATACCGACGGTGATCGAGGGCGACGGGCAGTCATACGCCCCCAAGGTCTTCCGCGTCTGCACCGCTGCCGGCGCATGGTCGTTAGACACGTTGAAGACAGTGACCTTCTACGGCGTCACGGCCACGCCGAACACGGTCAGTGCAATCAACAAGATCGTCAGCCTGCCAGCTCCCAGGAGCACGGCAACAAGCAGGATCGTCAACATCGCGAAGGACGGCACGCAGTGGTATCTGGTTAGCTTTCAGATGTCAGCCGCGACCGGAGCGTTTTCCACGTCCACGCAGTCGATCACTTTTATCGGGCCAAACGCCACCCAATCCATCACGTTTGCGTCTGCCAACTCCTCCGCAGTGACGGTGATAACGGACGTGTCTGCTGTTTTTAACACCAGCAGTTGCAGCATCACCTTGAATAAGACAACTGCTTCTCTGCAAGTGGCAGGCCCGACGCAGACGGCGACCGTCGTCGCCATCAGCGGTACGCAGACGGCCACGGTTGTGGCCGGCACGTTCACGGCAACGTTCGTTTCGCTGGAGATATGAGATGGCTTGTCCATGCTGCAATCCGCCGCAGTGCTGCCCGGCGTTCCGTGCGTTTGACGGCACGAACAAGTTTTACCGCTACTTCACACACTACGACTGGGATATTCCAACATTTGGAGTCAACCAATACGTTTTGACGCCGCAAGATCAAGACTTTGCTGTGATGGATCAGTTCGGGACGCCCGCGCCTCCTGGGCGACTTGTCGACGGGCATGTGGTTACAGACGCGCTGTCGCTTTGCCCGGGATACCCGGAGGCTTTGCTTCCTTCGGTGACGGGCGGGCCAAGGTATCCGCCGGGTTCGTATGGTAATAGGAATCCATTTAACTCTCCGAGTCGTGGATTGCTGGGTGGAGAACCCAGCCCGTACATCCCGTCTCGTCAGCCCACATTATTCAACCGAGGAGGGGGGCTTTTAAACATTCCCGACGTTGATCGTGAATTGTCGGAGTCTTATGTTCCAGCCTCGGGCGACCCTGGCTACTGGGCTTACATTTTTGGACAGGTGCCGACCAAGCAAAAGGATGGCTTTTCTCTGATTCGCTCTGAGTTGAGCGGCGAGTATTCTTCGCCGCCCAGCCCGTATTGCCACATAAACTCGTTGGACAACCCGCTGCCGTGAACACAGTCAGTTGCCGCCGCGAGCACCTTGAAGAGCGTTGCGCCGAGCGAGGCTATACGCTGGAAGAGGTGATGCCGTGCGTTGTCTCGCAGACTGCCGACGAGTGGATCGTCGACACTGACAGCCCGTGGTATCCGAGGACGCTGAAGCCGGGTTACAGCGTGGAAGATGCGGCCGTAGCAACGCAGCTTTCCAGACACGGCGCGCCGTCGTTTTTGACCAAGGTACGAAATCTCGCCTCTGCCGCCGCCGGTCACGTCGCCGCAGGCATGCCGATGGCATCGGACGACGAGATCATCAGGCGGCACGATATCTGCCTTCAGTGCGAACATCTGCAAAACAATGCCTGCTCTCTCTGCGGTTGCCCGGTCGCGAGGATTCGCGGGTACGTCAGCAAATTATCGTGGGCTGATCAGGAATGCCCCGCTGGTAAATGGGGCAAGGCGACGCCGCACCGAAACAGCATTGACCAGTAAAGACTACTAGGCGACACTATTAGTCATGGGCAAGGCAACCCCACCCAAGGGAGTCATTCTCCCGCCTGAGCTGGACGACGACGAGGAGATCGCCGGAGGCGGCATCCCCGACGACGACGGGTGGATTCACCTCAAGGGAAAACAGGATGGACTTAGCCAAGGAGATTCTGGAAAGCGCAAGGCCGTCGCCAGGAAACCAAAGCTGGTTTCACGCTCTGTCCGAAGAGCACCAAAGCGCGATCCTTGAGGTCCGCGACTCCTGGCGAAAGACAACCGAGGCGACGGGTGTCTCGGCCTGCCAGATGGCAAAGACGATCGTCGAGAAGATCTCCGCCCGCGGCTACAAAGTCGCCAAATACCGGCAGGTGCAACGATGGCTGACCCAGGGCTGACCGGCGACATCCTCTCGGCCGCAGCCGCGGCGTCCACCCCGAAGCCGGCCCCTGACGCCGAGCAGGTGACGCAGCGTCGCGACGGAGACACGCTCGAGGCGAGATCGACGAGCCGTCGAATCAAGACGGTCGACGATCTCCTCAAGCACATCGAGGCCGACACTAGCCGCTACGAAGTAGCGGCTAGTGAGGCGACCAAATGGGAGGTCGCGACCGCCGACGCCAATGGCGAGCCAACGGTCACTGAGCTTCACCGCGTCTGGGTGAGGCTCAAGCCCAAGGCAGGCCCAGGCATCAAGGAAATCGTCGAGGCGATGATCGCCGGAGCGAATCTGCCCAGGACGAAGCAGAAGCCGAACAAGCCGAAGTCTCGCGGCGATCTCTGGCAGGTGCTGGTCGTCGCGGACACTCATTTTGGCAAATACGCCTGGGCCAAGTCGACCGGCCACGATGACTACGATCTGTCGATCGCCGAGAAGATGGTCGGCGAGACAGGCATGTCCCTGATTGATACCGGCGACACATACCAGCCGGCCCGCCGCACGATCTTGTTCTTGGGCGACTTATTCAACGCCGACGGCCCCGCGGGCAACACGACCGCAGGGACTCCGCAGGACAATGACGGTCGGTTTCAGAAGATGATCCAAGTCGGCTGCGATACGCTGCTTGGGCTGGTCGAGCGGTCGGCGGCCACTGTGCCGACAGACGTACTCGTCGTGAACGGCAACCACGACGAGACGCTGACGGCCGCGTTTCGCCGAATCCTTCAAGAGCGATTCCGCAATGACGGCAGGGTCGCCGTCTCGCCGCACTACACACGCCGGCAGTACGTCACCCACGGCAGCAACCTCATCGGCGCGGCCCACGGCGACAAGGCGAAGAAGCGACTGCCGCAGATCATGGCGATGGAGGCGTCGGCTGATTGGTCGCGGTGCTGGTATCGGGAGTTTCACACCGGCCACCTCCACGCCCAGGCCGCCGAGCGGGCGATCGAGTCCGTTGATTCGGTGGTGCTGCGAACTGCGCCGTCGATCACCCCACCGGATGAGTGGCATTCCGCGAGCGGCTACATTTGCTCGCGACAGTGCATGGAGACGTTCATCTACCTCCCCGAGGGCGGCCTGACCGCCATGCACATCGCGGGGCCGACACGATGATCGACTTCGACTTCGTGCGACTGCGGGACGCCTGCCGCTACGCTGCGGAGAATTCCCACGACCCAGACACGCAGAACGGAGCCGTGCTGGTGACTGCCGGCGGCACGATCTACGCCGCCAACTGCGTGCCGCGGGGGGTGTCGCGCCCCGACCACAGGCTCGCGAGGCCGTTCAAGTACCACTTTGTCGAGCACGCCGAGCGAGCGGCGATCTACAAGGCCGCCGAGGTGGGGGCGGCAACTGCCGGGGCAACGCTCTACTGCCCCTGGTTCGCCTGCACCGACTGTGCCAGGGCGATCATCCAGGCTGGCATCAAGGAGGTCGTCGGCCTCGTCGCCATGAGGAACGCCACGCCGGCACGCTGGCTCCTGAACGTGGAGATGGCGGAGCGGATGCTCGAGGAGGCCGGAGTCAGCCAGAGGCTCCTGGCCGGCAGCGTAGGGGTCACGATTCGCTTCGATGGGAGAGATTTTCAATGCTGATTGGACTCTGCGGGCCGGCTGGGGCCGGTAAGAATACGGTGGCGGAAATTCTTACCGATTTCCGGCAGATCGCCTTCGCAGACCCGCTGTATCAGTGCATTTCGACGATTACGGGCCTCCCCGTCGGCCGGCTTCAAGACCGGGCCGTGAAAGAGGCATTGATCCCCTGGCTCGGCAAGTCGCCTAGGCAGATGCTCCAGACCCTCGGCACCGAGTGGGGTCGAGGCAGCGTTCACGAGGAAATCTGGATTCGGATCGCGCTCGAGCGGGCGAAGCCGGAACTGGCCGCCGGCCGCGGCGTCGTCATAACCGACGTTCGGTTCGACAACGAGGCCAAAGCCATCATCGACGCTGGCGGCGAGGTGTGGAGGGTCGTGCGGCCGGGGTGGCGATGCCTCGACGACGCCTCGGCGTCGCACTCGAGCGAGGCGGGGGTGAGCGACCTTCTTGTCGCCCGAATCATCGACAATTCCGGCTCCTTGGATGCCCTCAGACTGCAACTGACCGCTGCTACAATTTAAGAAGGCTACTAGCCGACATTTTGTAGTTTTCGCGGAGTGGCAGATGTCAAGCGAATCGTTCACCGAGGCCGCGTTCCGCGTGGCCGAGAGGTTCGGCGTTCCGGTCGTCATTCTGGCCGTAATGATCTGGTTTCTCAGGGACGCGGCGGTGACGCTCCACGGCACCGTGCTCGTCCCGATCGTCAAATCCCACACAGAATTCCTTGATTCGACGAGAGAAACCCTCGACGAAATCGGGAAAACGCAGTTCAAGCAGGCAGAAACCCTCCAAGAAATCGCCGCCGGCCAGCAGGAAATCAAGCAGGCTGTCGTGAAGAAGACCGGCGAAGCACCCCACTGAGGCCAAGCCGTGCCCGATTTCGTTTTACTGCCAGGGGAATTAAATCTGCGCTTCGTCCGCGGGGACGAACTGACCGTGCCCGTGAATATCCAGAGAAATGTTTCTGGGTACTCGTGGGAAAGCTACGTCTACCAGAGCGACTTGGTCACGACGGGCGGGGGCGTGGAGTCCCTCAGTGGCATCGGAGCGACGGTGACGCAACCGTCCATCACTGTCACCGATGCAGCCGCCGGCTCCATGACCGTGGCGCTATCCGAGACCCAGACCAACCTGCTGTCGCCGTCATCCACCTACCGCTGGTATCTCCGCTGGGTGGCTCCAGGGCAGATCACGAGAACGATCATCAGCGGCAGCGTGACGGCGGTGGCCCCATGAGCGCAATCAACATTACGGTCGCGGGCTCGGGCACCGCGGGCGTCTCCGTTTCCGGCGGCGACTCAGTCAACGTCAACGTCGGCGACTTGCTGCCCCTGCCGGCCGAGCTTCGGGCGAACGCGACGCACGTTCAGTGGAAGCTGGTCGCCAGCTCGAGCTGGACCGACCTCGTGCCGCTTACGTCGCTCCTGGGGCCGCCAAACACGCTGTCGATCGGAACGGTCGCCGTGGGGCCGACGGCCGCAGTGTCGATCACGGGGTCGGCACCGTCGCAGACCTTGAGCCTCGTGCTGCCGGCCTTGCGGCCGGAGTTCCAGTCGACCGGCTCATACCTCCAGTGGCGACTGGTCGGCGACACGGCGTGGAACAACCTCGTGCCGATTTCGTCGATCGTGGGGCCAATGGGACCGAGCGGCAGCGGCGTGCGAATCGGAACAGTATTGGCACTCTCGTGAGGTGGATCGATGGCAAACCCAAACATCAACAACGCAAGCACGATCCTCGCGAATAATAATCAGGTCTCGCTTGGGTCGACGGCAGCGACCTCTCTGGTCAGCAACGCGGTGGATAGCGGCAAGCTTCTTCTGGTCGACTCCGTCATCGTCGCTAACGCCGACCCGTCAGTCGCCGTGTCGGTCACGGTGACGAGGTACGACGACGCCGCAAACGTCGGCACGCCGTTTCACATCGCCTATCAGATTCCGATTCAGGCCGGTCACAGCCTCGTCGTGATCGACAAGACTTTTGGATTCGGGCTTCTCGAAAACCAAAGTCTGTATGTCGCAGCGGCGGTCGCCAACAAGCTGACAGTCGACGTGAACTGGAAGGAGGTCTTCTAGTGGCGAGGCTGGATAGACTAAGCGATCAGGGTTGGAACTCGATCATCAGTGCCTTTGCACCCCCCGCGCCGACTTCGCTCACGGTGGCTGGCGGCGACGGCTCGGCTACGTTGTCGTGGGCTGCTCCTGCCACGATATCTCAGTTGCCTATTACGGATCACCAAGTCCAGTACAGCGCCGACGGCGTTTCGTGGACGACGTTCTACGACCAAGCTGGCGGCGCGGCGACCGCCGTCGTGACCGGCCTCACCAGCGGAAGTTCGTACTTCTTCCGGGTGCGGGCGGTCAACAAGGCTGGCTTCGGGCCTTACGCTTCGACGACGGTCGCCGCACTCATCGGCCTTCCGCCCGGTGCGCCGACGAGCTTGACGGCGACGGCTGGCGAGCGGCAGGTGCAACTATCTTGGGTTGCTCCAGCCAGCACAGGCGGAGTCGCGATCTCGGACTACACGATCGAGCAGAGCGTCGACTCTGGCGTGACGTGGACCGCAGTGACTCGCCCCTCGGCCTCGACGGCGCTGGGCTTCACCGTCACCGGCCTCGCTGGTCAGACGGCGTATCAGTTTCGCGTTCGGGCGGTTAACGGCATCGGGCCGGGGGCGTGGTCAAGCACAGCAGCCGCCACGCCCGTGTCCTACGACGACAACTGGGACGACGTTGCCCTGCTCCTGAAGATGGACGGCAGCGGGACCACGTTCGTGGACTCGTCCGTGAACAACACGGTCATCACGTCTCTTGGTGCGACTCAGTCCACGACTCAAAAGAAGTGGGGGGCGAAAAGCGCTGACCTGCCGACAAGCAGCAACTACCTCACCGTCGCCAACGGTCCCAGCACCGCCCTGACTGGCGCGTTCACGATCGAGTTCTGGGTCTTTTTCAAAGCCGCGCCGACGCGAGAACTCTACCTGTTCCACGGTGCAAACAACAGCACCGAAGGCAGGAACATGAGCTTTCTCACGACATCCTCCAACGGACAAGCGCTGCGATACGGCAGATCGTGGGTGGCGCAGCTAAGTGCGCCTTCGCCGGTGCAGTTTCAAGCCGCCCGCTGGTATCACATCGCCGTGGTCCGCGAGGCTGACTTTCGCATCCGCCTGTTTGTCGACGGAGTTCAGATCAACCCGCAAACGTCTGCGGACGTGTGGAGCGGTTCGGCTGCTCTCTCTGGAAGGCTCTTCGTCGGCTACCCAGCCCGCTCGCCCGTCGCCTTCATCGACGAGTTCAGGGTCACGAAGCGAGCGAGGTATTCGGCGAACTTCACTCCGCCCTCTGAGCCATTCCCGGTCGCAAAGAGGCCGCTGGCCCCCGACTCGCCCGTGACAGTGACGGCGACCGCCGGAGACGGGCAGTTGTCCGTCTCATGGGCGGCTGTGACTGGTGCCACTGGCTATGTCGTCGAATACCAGCGAGATGGCGGCGAGTGGGAGTCTGGGGGCAGCGTGTCTACGACATCACGCACGATCACCGGACTTGCAAACGGCGAGACATACACAGTGCGTGTCGCCGCCGTGAACGCTGGCGGGCAGGGGGTGTGGATCACCAGCACTCCCGTGACTCTTCTCACGCCACCCGCCCAAGTCTCCGGCCTGATTGCTGCCGCTGGACACTTGCAGGCATGCCTCTCTTGGTCGGCACCTGACGGCGACGTGACTGACTACACTGTGCAGTACAAAAGCGGGCCTAGCTGGCAGACCTTCTCGCACCCCGCGTCGACGAACACGTTCATCACAGTAACCGGGCTAACCAATGGTGTGAGCTACGACTTCCGCGTGGCTGCAACCAACGGACAATATACCGGCGTGTATTCAAGTGTCGCTACGGCTACGCCGTCTCTGGCTTTGCCAGAAGCACCGACATCAGTGACGGGCGTATCCGGCAACGGGCAGGCGACTCTGAGTTGGACGGCACCTGCGAACACAAGCTGCCGCGTCCTGACCAACTACATCGTCTCCTACAGTGCAAACTCCGGCAGCACATGGACGGACCTCACGCCGCAAGCTGCGTCAGGTGTCACATCGACTGTCGGCGGACTCACGAACGGCACGAGCTACATCTTCCGAGTGGCGTATCAGTCGTCTTCCGGCACCGGGCCTTGGTCGGCATCCAGTGCAGCCGTCACGCCGAGCGGCCCGCCCAGCCCGCCAGCCAGTGTTTCCGGCACTGCTGGTGATGGCGAAGTAGTCGTGTCGTGGGTAGCTGGCAGTACCGGCGGCACGCCGGTCTTGGACTACCTGCTGCAATACAGCACCGATCAGTCCTCGTGGACGCCGATCGACGACGGCCAGAACACTTCTGGTTCGTATACAGTCACGGGACTAACAAACGGCACGGCTTATTATTTCCGAGTCTCTGCCCGCACGGCGGTCGGCGACAGCACTCCGACGCAGTCTTCTGCCGTCACCCCTCGCGGCGTGCCGAGTTCTCCGGGGACTCCCAGCGGCACGGCAACTTCTGGTCAGGTGGCTCTCGCGTGGACTGCGTCGTCTGCCAACGGGTCTGCGATCACGGGGTATACAGTCGAGTACACGGCATCTGGTGGCTCCCCCCAGACGGTCGAGACTGGTTCTGTCAACTCCTCGTACACCGTCACCGGCCTGACGAACGAAGTGTCGTACACGTTCCGCGTTCGAGCGACCAACGCAGTCGGTGTCGGCCAGTGGAGCGACGCATCGTCGCCGGTTTTGGTGCAGGGTCTGCCGGGAGTGCCGACTAACCTCAGTGGCACGTCAGACGACGGAAGCGTTTATCTCTCGTGGGTGGCACCTGCCGACGACGGCGGTCCTGATATCACGAGCTACACGGTCGAGTACACCCCGGCGGGTGGGTCTGCACAGACGGTAGCCGCCTCCTCCAGCCCGTACACGCTGAGCGGGCTGACGAACGGCACTAGCTACTCGATCCGAGTTGCCGCGAACAACCCGGTCGGCAGGGGCGGGTACACGGCGGAGATCACTCGCACGCCAGCCACTGCGCCGGGGACTCCAACTGGCCTGACCGCAACTGGCGGAAGCGCATCCGGCAGGCTCGTGCTTGCGTGGACCGCTCCCAGCAACGGCGGGTCGGCGATCACGGGATACACTGTTGAGTACACGCCGTCTGGCGGGTCCGCTCAGACTGTCAGCACTGGTAGCACGTCGGCCTCGTTCAATCTCAACGGCCTCACGAACGGCACGTCCTACAGCGTGCGAGTGCGTGCGGTGAATGTCGTTGGAGCGGGCGGGTACAGCACAGCCGCAACTGGCACACCGGGTCTTGTTCCCGGCACTCCCACCAGCCTGATCGGCACGATCGGAGACGGCAGCGTCGATCTCTCGTGGACCGCACCTGCCAGCGACGGCGGGGCCACGATCACGAACTACACCGTCGAATACACACCGGCAGGTGGTTCTGCCGCGACCGTGACTGCGACAGCAAGCCCGTACACGCTGACCGGCCTGACCAACGGCACGAGCTACTCGATCCGAGTTGCCGCAAACAACGCGGTTGGAAGAGGCGAGTACACGACGGCGATCGCTCGAACTCCACAAATCGCAGTACCCGGCGCTCCGACGGGCTTGACGGCAACCGGCGGCAGCGAGTCTGGCAGGCTTGTGCTTGACTGGATCGCGCCCTCGGTGGCGGGCGGGTCCGCGATCACGGGATACACCGTCGAGTACACACCCTCGGGCGGCTCTCCTCAGACCGTCGACACAGGCAGCACCAATACGGTTTACAACCTTGACGGCCTGACGAACGGCACTTCATACAGCTTGATGGTTCGGGCGGTGAACGCGGGCGGCGCTGGAAACTACAGCGAAGCTGCCTCCAGCACGCCTTTCACTGTCCCCGGCGTTCCAGCCAACTTGAGCGGCACCACAAGCGACGCGAGCGTTGCTATTTCGTGGGACGCCCCATCAAGCAATGGCGGCTCCACGATAACAAACTACACGATCGAGTACACGCCGTCGGGTGGTTCGGCTGTGACGGTGACGGCGGCGTCCAGCCCATACACTCTGCCTTCACTGACCAACGGCACGAGCTACTCGATCCGAGTCGCCGCAAATAACGCAGCGGGTCGTGGCGGGTACACGACGGCAATCAATCGCACCCCCGCCACGACGCCCAGCGAGCCGACAGGACTCAATGCCACTGGAGGTGGCACTGCGGGCAGGCTGGAACTCTCGTGGACAGCACCGTCCAGCAACGGCGGGGCCGCGATCACCGAATACACAATCGAGTACACGCCTTCAGGCGGCTCGCCTGCGACGGTCAACACTGGCAGCAATTCGACATCATACAATCTTGACGGCCTGACAGGCGGCACGACCTATAGCGTCCGCGCACGGGCTGTGAACGCCGTCGGGTCGGGGGGATACAGCACCGCCGCAACCGCGTCGCCAGTCTCCGCTCCGGGCGCACCCACGAGCCTTCAAGGCACGATCGGAAACGGCAGCGTCGCCCTGTCGTGGACCGCTCCTGCCAGCGACGGCGGCTCCGCGATCACGAACTACACCGTCGAGTACACGCCGTCAGGTGGCTCCGCTGTGACGGTGACGGCGGCGTCCAGCCCATACACTCTGCCTTCACTGACCAACGGCACGAGCTACTCGATCCGAGTCGCCGCGAACAACGCGGTTGGCCGAGGCTCGTACACGACGGCGATCACTCGCACGCCTGCCACAGTACCTGCCAGTGTCGTGAATGTGACCGTCACGAGCGGAACAGCCTCGGGCAGACTCGCGCTGAGTTGGACCGCGCCTTCAAGTAACGGCGGTTCCGCGGTCACGAGCTACACGATCGAGTACACGCCGTCGGGTGGGTCGGCCGTGACAGTCAACACCGGCAGCGCAGCAACATCTTACAACCTTGACGGCTTGACGAACGGGACGCTGTACGGCGTTCGAGTGCGGGCGGTGAACTCCGTAGGGTCGGGTGGCTACAGCGATTCATTCTCTGGAACACCAGCAACCGTGCCGGGATCGCCGACATCGCTTGCAGGCACTGTCGGAAACGGCAGCGTTGCCCTGTCGTGGACCGCGCCGACGAGCAATGGCGGCTCCGCGATCACGAACTACACGGTGGAGTACACGCCTTCAGGCGGCTCCGCCGTGACAGTGACGGCGGCATCAAGCCCGTACACGCTGACAGGACTAACCAACGGCACGAGCTACTCGATCCGAGTTGCCGCGAACAACGCGGTTGGCCGAGGCTCGTACACGACGGCGATCAGCCGCACGCCTGCCACAGTACCTGCCAGTGTCGTGAATGTGACCGTCACGAGCGGAACAGCCTCCGGCAGACTCGCGCTGAGTTGGACCGCGCCCAACAACGGTGGTTCAGCCATCACAGGCTACACCATTGAATACACGCCCAGCGGCGGCTCTGCGCAAACCGTCAGCACTGGCACAAGCGCGACCTCCTACAACCTTGACGGCTTGACGAACGGGACGCTGTACGGCGTGCGAGTGCGGGCGGTAAACGCTATCGGCGCTGGAGGCTACAGCGATTCATTCTCTGGAAAACCGTTCACTGCGCCAGACTCGCCGACAGGGGTGTCGGGAACTCGCAGCAATGCTTCCGCAAGCCTTTCATGGGCTGCGCCATCAAACAACGGCGGAAGCGCTGTGCAAGACTACGTTGTCCAATACTCCTCGGACGGCGGGTCCAACTGGACTACATTCAGCGACGGCTTTGCCGAATCAACCGGAACGACAGTCACTGGCCTCACGAACGGCGTTGAATACGTCTTCCGCGTGGCCGCGATCAATGCCGCAGGGCAAGGGGCGTGGTCGGCGCTGTCGGGAGGTGTAACCCCAGAAGATTTGACGTATCGCCTGATACCACAGATGACCTCCATGACCGCGCCATCCGGCGAAGTGTCGTTTCATGAATATGCTTTTCCGGGGTGGCGTACCTCGCAGTGCGGAGGAGGCGGGAGCGAGGAATTCTGGCGTGTCTTTGATCAAGGCTGCGGTGGGATGCAGGTGCGAGCGGCCGCTAACGTGTCGCCGCTCAGGTGGCTGCAATACGCATTTCCTGAGAACCAGAAATCGTGGGCTGGTGGCTACCGAGTCAAGACAGGCGATGCCGCCGGTACTTTCGGGCCGAACAGGATATTTCTCTCTGGTAGCAATGACGGCGCGACGTTCCAAATGATTGACGAGCGAGTCGGCTTGGCGTGGTCTGACAACGAGACAAAGACGTTTACATTTGCAGCACCCGCCAACTACAGATATTGGCGGTGGCAGTTCGTGGTTGACAACCCAGTTCTCACCGACGTTCGCGTCGGCGACATTCAGCTACTGCCGCCACAGTGACACATCGCATGATCCGCACCTCCATCGTCCTCGTCGCTTTAAGCAGGTAACACATGCCACTCTCGTTTCCATCGTCGCCGACGGTCGGGCAAACCAGCCAACAGAACCAACGCGAGTTTTTTTGGACGGGCTATGCGTGGGAATTGCTCACAAGCACGGGCGGCTCCATCCCAACCGCATCCGCCTCGGTGCTGGGCCTCGTCAAGGTCGGCAGCGGCTTGACGATCACCGACGGCGTGTTGGCTGCGTCTGGCGGCGGCTCGCTCTCGGGCAGCGTGACGATTCCGGCGAGCGGGGACCAGTTCTGGACGCAGACGCAATTGCTTCTGAAGGGCGACGGAGACCTGACGGACTCGTCGAGCTACGCACGCAGCGTAACGGCTTACGGCAATGCGGCGGCGACGGGGATGGCGAAGTACGGGTCCAACTCGCTGGCGTTCGATGGCACCGGCGACTACCTGCGCGTCGCTGGCAGTTCGGCGTTTGCCTTCCCCGCCGATTTCACGCTGGAAACGTGGGTGTTTTTCAATGCTGCCTCGGCGTCATTTGACGGCGCATACGGTGCCTGTTTGATGGCGACCTACCCTGCCGGGCAGGGCGGGAATCAAGGCTGGCAGCTACGCATCAACGGCACGTCGAGCGGATACAACACTATCAACGTCTACACAGGCACGACCGACCTGAACTGGACGGCGACCTTTAATCTCAACCAGTGGCATCACGTTGCCGTGACTCGCTCGGGCAGCAGCATCCGCGCGTTTGTTGACGGCGTGCAAGTCGGCTCGACCGTGACAAACAGCGACGACATGACTCCCGGCGCAACGACCGACCTGTGGATCGGTCAACTGAACGCCCACCCGTATCTGTTCTCGCTCAATGGGCGATTGGACGACCTGCGCGTGACAAAAGGCACGGCG